AAACCATATGCTTTACCTAAATCGTAAACATCAATGGTAACACCTTTGATTACCGCTTTGTAATAATCTGGCTTTAATACTGCATCAGCTATCTGTTCGCCAGTCAGTTGATTCTTTTTTTCTTCTGGATGTGGTTTGTGTTTTTCTGTGCAATTAGGGCAAATAACATCACATTCACAATTCTCAAGATGGTTAATTTCTTCGATACTTTTCATTCTGTTTTTCTTTAATTTTTTCTAAGTTAGTTTCTTTTATTATTTCTCTTTTGATTAATTCTATTTCTAAGTACATCTGTTGTAGTCTTTCAATTAGTTTAATTCTCCTCGTCATAGTCTAAAAAATTCAATCGTGTTTTAACCATTCGCATTAACTGCATTTGCAAATCTACTTTAAATTGTGAATTAAAAAAAGTAAAAGACATCTCCTCTGAATCTTTAAACATCCCCCAAAATAAATCTATTTCAGCGAGAGTTTGGTCATCGGTTACATCCTCAATATCATCTAAGTTTTCTATGTTATCAGCCATAACATAAAAATACGAAGATTTTAAGATTTATTGAAGTCGTAAACCACTCCGTTATAGTAACATCTTCCATCTATAATAATGTGCGGAGATGCGAAAAAACGCACTTTATCGCCTTCTACCCAGAAATGTACTGTTACAAAGCCGTTCTGCCAGTCTGCTACCACTCCAGTAGGTAAATACTCCACTTGGTTGATTAATCTGGTACATCCAGATTCTAACCAAACATAAGGAGCTTTCCTATTAGTAAGGTATTTAGAGTTTAATCTATGGGTGTGGCCAGTAGAGCCAGATGACATATAATCCTTTATGTTCTGTTCTGCTGCGTTTTTAGCCAATTTAAGGCCGTGTGTTACATCAAATATATCAAAGTAGGTAAATACATCAGAAGGGTCATAATTCATTCCTAAAGCCTCTAATTGAAGCATTTCCTCAAGTTTAGTAGTCTGGAAGTTATTGTAAAGAATAGCTAAGTTTTTTAACTGCTTATCTCCCAATAAGTTAGGCTTTGTAATTCTTTCATCATGATTACCAGTTCTAATACGAATCTCTGCATCTGTGCTTAATCTTAATGGTTTTAGGACTTGTTCTACGGTGTAGTCTATCTCGCCTATCTCTGTATAGCCGTTTAGAATACCATCCATATAAAGCTTTTGGGTATGTTTAGATAAAAATGGCATATCTACAATATCGCCATTGATACAGACTTCATCAAATTTGTTATCCTTTAGGATATTGTTAATACATTTTAAAGTTCTTAGGTCGGCTAACCATCCGTGGACATCGGAGAATATCATTACAGAATAAAGTTTTTTATCCCATAGCTTTTTTTCTTGCCTTAGATTGAACTCATTAGGGCTTAATCTTGGTCTGTTTAGGTTCATACAAATGAGTTATAAAGTAAAATATCTTCGTGCTGTGCAAAGTCTATTGAATCGCTTGAACTCAATAGGGGCTTTATAATGGCATAATAAGTGATTATTCCATTCCATACAATTAGGTCGTTAGATTTATAAAGCATAATCCCTTAATTTTGTGCAAGTTAAAGATTATTTTATAAAATACAAATTAACTTAATAATGCGTAGAACTCTTTAAAGTGTTTAATCCTATCAGCAAGACCTATTGTACCACCATTAACTCTTTTAGTAACAGAAGTAACTACTAAATCAGTAGCACCTTTATCAGCTATTAAATTAAGCCCATTCTTAGACCAAAACCAAGCAGCAGAAGCTAAAGGATATTTGGTCGCTACAAGCTCTGGGTTGTTAGTTATATCCTCTGGAACGGTTTTATCAAACTCCATATAGTTAGCCTTTCCAGTAAGCTGAATGTAGCCTTTACCAGCGTATTTAAAGCCATCCTTTGAAGCTTCATCTCCATTGCCCATTCTATTAGCATAAACCTTAGAAGCTATCTTCTCTGGCATCCTTGCATAAAGTTTAGCTGATTCTAAAGTAGGAAAGTATTTTTTGAATATCTTATTTAGTCCTTCAGCAGAATAGTTTAGATTTTCTCTTGTAGCTTTAAAGTTAGCAGATTCGTGGCCACATTGAGCTAAGAAGTGAGCAAGTCTTAAAGATGTATCTACTTTGTAATTACTTTGAATAAAAGGAATTTGTGCAATTACCGAATCTGGTATATGCCCTTTTAGCTTGGTTAAATCTACCATAATAGTAAGTATAAAAATGTAATGAATCCAAGACCTATAAACAAACTATTAGGCTCTTTATACTCCTTAGCTAATTCCATAGACTTAGGGTCTAATTCGTATCTATTTTGTTGTTCGTTGTAGTTATAAAGAAGATAATTACCATTAGGTATTAGAATAGATGTTCTATTAATGGTATCTTTTGTTGGTTTAATCTTAGTGATTGAATCTATCTCTATTTTAAGCTTATCAATCTGATTTTTAGTATTCTTAAATACCAAATTAATGTTTTCAGCTTGTTTCTTAGTCATTACGACTACCGTATCTTTACCCTCAATTCGTTGTGTCGGATATTGGCTCAATGCTAAAAGGGGTAGATTTATCAGCAGAATTAAACTCAACAACTGCTTTAGTTTCTTGTAATTCATTTTTTAGTTGTATTTTTTCCTCCTCTAAAGCTACTATGTTTTCTTTCATAGAAGATACTTTAGTAGAAGATATTTTATCAATTTGCTTAGTTAAAATATTAATTTTCTTTAATCTATCTTTAGATTTTTGCATAAGCACTTCTAACTCCTCACTTTTGGGGTCAATCATCTTTGGCGGTTGTGCCAAAACAGCAGTCATCAAAAGGACAAGTATAATACCTATTTTCATTTTAATATTTGTAACATTTCAACCTTTGAAATCATATAACCTAATGTAGAATCACTTTTTCTAATATGCTCTGTCAATTTATCAATCTTCAGATTCAACATTACTACTTCTTCATTACAGCTCTTAATTTGGTTAGTATAGTTTACTTTACCATCAATATACAAATAACCAATAGCCACAATAACAATAAATAACAACCCTTTAACTGGGTCTTTACTAAACTGCTCAAAAGATATTGGCATTGCCGAAGGAGTAACTTCAGTTTTCTTAACAGCCATTATTCTTTATCCTCCTTTTTACCCCAAATCTTATCTACTGAAGCCAATCCTAAGCATCCGAAGGCTAATAGTGCAACTGCATCTACAAGCTCCTTAGAAGGCACAAAATGGGCTTCTGTGAAAGAATTAGAGTACATAGTAATACACAAGGTTAAAGCACAAAAAATCCCTACAAACCTCTTAGAAGAAGGAGTACCTTTCTCATCTTTTAAAAGACCATTTAACCAATCTGTAATTTTTTTCATATTCAATGTTTCTATTACAAAAATAAAAAAAAAGTGCCTCAACTTTTAGCCAAGACACTCTTTAATATAGTATTATACTACTTTCCAGTTATTCTACTGGTGTCATTGTTGGAGCTTTTGGCTCTTGGTTTAAACCTAAAACATTGCCTAATTCGATTAACGCATCTGCAATAGCTTTTGCATCCTTTAAACTAAAAGCTCCTTTTTGTGTTGCTATATCAAGTCCTTGACCTAAGATAGAATATATTTGTTCGTTGTTCATAATTCAAAGATATAAAATTAAACATCAGAAGCCAATAAATAATAAGTAACACCACCTATAACTATTTCTACTTTGTGTGTACTTGTTACCGCTATTGCTGCTGCAACTGGATTGTTAATTGCTACTGCTCCTGCAAAATCTGCTCCACCATTAGCTCTAAACCTTGCAGTTTCTCCTGCATTTGTATGAATAACTAAATCATCACTTCCAACTCCTCTACCAAAATACATATCAGTAATAGAAACTCCTTGAAAAACTATTCCGTTATAATTATTAACATTTCCATTTGTACTTGCATAAAAACCATTTAAAGCAATATTTGGAGCGGTTAATGATGAACTTAAAGCCGTTAATCCGTTACTTACTATCGCAGCACCATTTACATCTAACTTGTACGGGCCATCTGTGGCTGTGCCGATTAAAACATTTCCCGCTTCTGTAATACGCATTCTTTCAACATCTGCCGCACTTACTGATGTATTAAAAGTCATAAAACCTTGGTCTACAAAACTACCTGTATATAACTTAATTGAAGCCGTTTTAAATTGGTTTGTAGAACCTGCATAACTATTGATTTCAGAAATTAAAGTGTTTGCAGTAATAATATCAGCACCTGTTAATCTTATATTACCTTGTACTTGTAGTTTTTCTTCAGGAGTTCTTAATGTTGCAATACCTACATTACCTGTATTTGTAATTACAAAGTCAGCAGTACCCGAAGTTAATACACCATCTGCACCAAAAGAAGGGTCGGTTGTTGCATTTGCTGAACGAACTATTGCAAACTTTGTACCATCTAAAGCATTTGTAAATAAAAATCTTCTTGAACTTGCAGTATATTCGTTATTGGCATTTAAAATTAAACTACCATAAGAACCATAATATAAACCACTACTTAACAAAGAAGCACCACTTATTCTTGTTGTATAACCACCCGCAGTTACATTACTTGCCTCGTTACCAAAGTCTGTGTTCCCTAATACTGATAGTTTTTGAGTTGGACTTGTTGTTCCTATTCCAACATTACCAGCAGATGTGATACGCATTCTTTCAGGTTGTGTACCACTACTCCAATTTGTAGATGTTCCTGCTGAAAAACTTATATCCCAATTATCGCCACCACTAAATATACTTCTAATACCATTAAAACCAACTGCTAATTCTTCAAATGATTCTAATCCCCAAGAATTACCACCCCCAATTTGAGTTTTTAAATATCTTGCACCTGGAGTTACAGGACTTTCGCCTTTTACTTGTAATAAAGCCGTTGGAGTAGTTGTTGCTATTCCACAATTTCCATTAGCTAAAAAATTAAATTGATAATTGGTATCATCTGCTGCAAATGACATAAATGTGTCTGCACTTGTTGCTCCCGATACATAATATAAACCTGCATTTTTAGTAGTTCCACTTGCATTTTTAGCACCAAACCTTAATGCTGAATTTGCACTATTTGTTGTTGATGTTACTTGAATACGAGCAGTTCCATAAGATGTTTGTATCAAATCTCCTGCCGTTACCGAAGAAGCAAATGTTGCTCCGCCTAAATCTGCTATTTCAAATACATTAGTTCCAAATCTATTAGTTAAAAAGAAATTACCAGCAGATGTTACATTTGCACCCCAAGTTCCTATTCCTGCTCTTGTTAAATTAAAAAGTAAATCAGTTGAGCCTATAATTTCTAATTTAGTATTTGCAGAACCACCGATACCAATACCCGTTCCATTTTCTTGAATAATTGAGTTTCCTAAAGCACTTGTTCCAGTAAACTTTGGTAAATAATTAGTAGTACCCGTTCCCGTGATAGGATTTGTTAAAGCGTTTTGCTTTCCGTTAAATATTGTCCAATCAGCACTACTTAAAGCACCTCTATTTACTGCCGAAGCCGTTGGTACATTTAAAGTAATAACTGGAGTTGTAGTACCATTAGCAACTGAACTTGATAAATCAGTTCCAGTTGTTCCTAAAGTTAAAGCAGAAACCGAAGTAACTGTTCCAACATATTGGTCAGTATATTGTGGAATGTTCAAAGTAGCACCTACTAAAGTAGCAGCACCAGAAGTTCCAGTAGTTGTTAATGTTAAAGCGTTTTGTTTACCATTAAATATACTCCAATCAGTACTATTTAATGCTCCACGATTAGTAGCACTTGCTGTTGGTAAATTAAAAGTATGCGTATCTGTTACACTTGAAACAGCAAAATCAGTTCCACTCGTTCCTACTGCAAGATATTGAACTTGATTAGTTAAACCATTTAAGGCTGTTAATCCAGTAGAAAATGTTGTTATTGCTTGACATAAATGTCCGTTTTGTGTATGAAGTGTAATTGTCTTACTACTATGAGTAACAAATACTCTAACAGCTAATCTATCAGTTAAAGTTAATGCTGTTGTAGGAACAGCTAAAGCAGTAGTATATAAATCAATAGCAGTACCACCAGTAATTACTTCTGGATTAGCAGAGCCACTTGAAATTAAAGTAAGCGTAGCTCCATCATATTTATATAATTCTAAATAAAAACTTGGACTACCACCACCAGAACTTGCAGAAAACCACATTTCAAAGTTCCAATTACCAGCTGGAATAGTTAATGCAGAAGGGTCGTTAGCATCTGTTACAAATTGAGAAATATAACCATTTGAATTAATAGTAAAATCAGCACCAGTACCTATAACAGCAGTCTTGCTCATTTCATAATAAGTATTACCACCTATTGTTCCTTGAGAAGTACCTCCGTTAAAATAATAACTTACCGAAGAACCACCACCAGTTGAAGTAGGGAAAGGTGCTAAAGTACCATCTCCTCTAACATATTGAGAAGCAACACCTGCACCAGTTACTGCAAGTGTTCCATTAGCCGTTAAAGGACTATTAGTAACAGTAAAAGCAGAAGGCATAGTTAAACCAACCGAAGTTAATCCTGTGTCTGCATCCGACCAAGAAGCAGTAATTGTTCCACCATCTTGTTGGTTTAAAGTTAAAGTTTTAGTAGAAGTACCCGTTACACCAGCACTAATAATCGAATCGTTATAAGCAGTATTCCAATTTGTTGAATTGTCAGTTAAGTAACTTATTGTTCCACCAGTTGATTTTACAATACCAGTTCCAGATAAAGCATTTTGTTTACCACTAAATGTACTCCAGTCGGTAGAACTTAATGCTCCATTAGCAGAAGAAGATGATAAACCTAAAGAAAGTTGTTGTGTAGATAATGATAAACCATTAGCCGTTCCTAAAGTTACCGCATTGTGCCTTGCAGCAGTATTTGCAGCTACATTTGAATTTGCATCAACTCTCGCTTCTGTATAGTAAAGGTTTGTACCTTCAGATATATTTGTAGTAGTTAGTGATACTGCACCAGTTTGTCCGTTTACAGAACTTACTGCATCAGTATTATCAACTTTTTGCCAAACTGTACCATCAAATATTGCCCAATCTCCTACATTCCAACTTGTAATTCCATTTAAGTTTGTAGAACCAGCAACATTAACAATATAATAGTAACCCTTAGTTCCAACTGAACTTGTTAATATTGGATTGTTAGTAGCAGCATCCCATACACTTTGGAACATAACACCACCAACCAAAGCATTGATTTGATTTTGTGTTTTACCAAAAGCAGTTAAGATTGAATCTGAAGCCGATACAGACCCTCCAGTAATATTTAAGCCAGTTAAGACCTTTCCTATTACTGCACTATTTGTAAGTGTTACAGAAGCTGAATTAGGGCCAGAAGCAGTAGCTTCGCCAGTCAATGCAGTAATGTAATTACCAGCATCTTGTTTTGAGTTAAAAGTAGTCCAATCTGTTGAACTTAAATATCCATTAGTTGAACCATTTGCTTGTGATATTGAAATAGCATTTGAACTAATTGCTAAAGGAGCAGAAGCACTTGTTATTCTATTTGTATATGCTGTGTCCCAATTTGCTTGAGTTGCAGTAGTAGGAATACCATAACCAGCAGTAGTGCTTAAAACACCAGTAAGTGGAGTATAAGTTAAACCAGTTACAGTATTGCTAATTGAAGCTCTTGCTCTTGTATCAAGATAATAAAGATTTGTACCTTCTGTTAAATCAGATGTAGTTTTATTACTAAATGCAGTATTGAATCTATTTTGTGTGTAATAAAGGTTTGTTCCTTCTGTTACTTGTGTTGTAGTATAATCTCCATTAGCCGATATAACATCGCCAGTCCTTCCAAATACCGAAGTAACTGGAGCAGTATCAAAGTCCGAC